GTACTTCTTTAGGCATGGCAAAAGAAGCATTATAAAGAGCGATATTCTTTATATTCGCCGGGTATTCGGAAATGAACGTGATCGTTACGTCCTCATTGTCCGGATTAGCAATAAGCCCCTTGAATGAATCGAAACTCTTTGTATTTATCGTAATCGGGATATCTATTGAACCGTCATCCTCTCCCGTGGCAGATGCAGTATATTCATTCTCGCCAACGTAAATATGTACTTCCATATTCCCGTTAGCTTTGAAGTAAAAGGATTTTGCTCCATTTACTTTGAAGGAAACCGTATCATCTATGAGGGAATACGTTTTCTTTGCCGTACTATCCATGATGAGATTAGGAAGAGGGGATACAACGATCTGAACCGGCTCAATGATAAACTTCCCGGCTGTGGAAAGAAGCTGTAAGGCCTCATTGCAAGCCTGCGGCATTGAGTATATATACTCTTCGTTTGAGGAATCTACCTGTATGGTCTGCCCTTTTGAGGCAAACATTTTCTGTAATGTCGCAAGTTTTACTTCCTGCCAGGTCATGTACCTAATCATTTTTCAGACTTCCTTCTTCCCCTCTTAGGCTTTTCTTCGTCTACCTTCACACCCATTTTCTCCAATGTTGCCTTAAGCGGTAACACGGCCTTAACGGGTTCCTTCTTCTTCTCTCCTACGGGTTCAGACTGGTAAGCCAACCCACCGGAAAGCATGAATACCTTTGTTACGATCTTTCCGTCTATAATGTCTCCTACTTTTATAGGTTTATCCATTTTTTTATCTCCTTAAAAAGGGGAGGGAATTACCCCTCCCCCCCATGATATTAAGTCAGCGTGGTTGCGCTTGCGTTACTTGACCCGCCCATAAGAATGTGTCTCCAGTTGGTGAAACCAACACCGATACGTGCGAAACCGTTGTAAACAAGGTTCCTGCTCTCGGTCTTAACTTCGTTCTCAACGTCAAGCGGAGTTCTGTCATACAGCCTGGTAGCAAGCAGATCCTTATTTGCCTTTGAGGACATGATGATATAAGGATGATTGTACTGGGTAAGGGTAGGAGTCCAAAGATAATCAACAACGAGCTTCCACTTGCCCCTCTGTGTGTTGATATCGTTGTTGTTGGTTCCTACTTCTCCGTCTGATCCTATGATCTTCTTAACGGTATCCTCAAGTGCGGGATCGTTACCGGGAACAACTACTGTATCAGCTTCAAGGCCGAGTACCTCTCCACCGTCATCCTTGAAGTTCCTCATGATATTAGCAAGCCTGTTAAGCATGGTTGAGTTGTTACCAAACAGGTTACTGAACAGGTTGGACTGTGTTTCGCATACGTTAGGAAGAATGCTTCCGGTTATTCCACCTGCGGGAAGGGTTGATGCTGATGCCCTGGGGGAGTTCTTAAGGGTATGAGCAGAATTGAACAGTGCAAGGTTATCAGCACCGCCAATGTCGATACCGGACTTTCCACCAAAGGTCATGGTCTTTGTAGATCCTACGGAAAGGGTAAGTGCCTCTGAAAGCAGCTTCGCCCTGGTTCTCTTATAGGACTGAACAAGGTTGATAGCCCTTGCCTTCATCTCTGCGATCTGGTTATCGTCTACCATTTCCTTTGAAATGTTGACGGTCTTTGAGAAGGTGATATGCTCGATAAACTTGGAATATCCCTCTACAAAGTAGTCCTGCGCTGCGTCTGCGCCCTCATCCTTAACCATGTAATCGCCTACGCCGCCGATAGTGGTGGACTTCTCTCCCCACCTCTTTGACTTCTGCACGTTTGCCAGGGCGTTTACAAGATCGTCATAGTTGTTCTGCTGTGCGTCTGAATCCATGATAGCGGCATTAAGCAGGGTAGCCCACTCATTCCACATATCACCATTAACTGTTGAATTTCTGATAATAACAGCCATAATTTAGCCTCCTATTGATTTGTTATAAAGTTTCCGTAATTCCTTCGGGCTTTTATCCGGGAACCAGTCTTTCCACTTTTCCAACTCGTTAGACGGTATATCTATACTGTTGTCATTAGCGGAAATGCCTGCGGTCTTGGATAAATGCTCTTTGCTTCTCTGTGCGTTTATTGCCGCCTGTCTCGCTGTGGCGGTCTTACTGTTAGCCAACCTCTCAAAGTTGACTATCTTGTACGCATCAGACAGTCTTATGCCTGGGTGATCTACTGCATACTGAACCGCTTCTCCATATCCTTTTGAAGAGGTTACTGCTTCGATATTCCCTAATTCCGGCTCGATAGCAAGTATCTGTTCAAGATCCTCCTGAACCATTTTCTCTGCGTTCTGCTCGTTTAATGACTGTATAGCCTGCTTTGCCTGAATAACCGTAGGATTATTCTCAATAAGACGATTAAGGCTATCCCGGTCTATACCGGCTTCCTGCATCTTGCTTTCTGCCTGCTGCCTTTCCTGTGCCGCCATTGCCGCTATGTAGTCGGCTGCGGTCTGAATCGGCTTTCCCGTTTCGGGGTTTTTGTATCCCTGAAACATTTGTGCGTACATTGCATCAAGGGAACGCTGCTGTGCTTCATAACGCCTATTTGCGTCTGCCTCTGCTTTCCGTCTGATATTAGCGTAGTTTGCGTTCTCTTCTGCGGTCTGTTCGTGTTCCGGCTGCTCGGCGGGTTCAGCTTCTTCGCCTTCTTCGGTATCTTCTACCTCATCAGAAACACTCTCTTCTTCCGGTTCAACGGCCTCCGGGGATACGTTGTCTCCTTCATCTGCGAAAAACTGAAGGTCAAGGGGTAATAATGTATTGTGCATAACTCTCCTGTGGATCGGGATTTTTGCGCTTTTCCCATGCGAATTTATGATTAACCTTACGGCTTATCATCCACATATTCTTTTTCTGTAAATTCCTGCTTGTAGTTCTTACAACCCGGATATCTACAAAAAAAAGAAACCTTGTGATATTCCTTATCCTTGGTTTCTTTTACTATCTTGTTGTATTTAATTCCTGCCTGTGTGTTACATAACGGGCATACCATTAGGCACCTCCGGGGGCATTGCCTGATTTTGCATTGCTTGTTCCTCCTGGGCTTTCTGCTCTGCGATACGCTGTTCAACGATATCAAGTGCCATGCCTGCGTTAGGATATCCGCTCGCCTTCATAAACGTCCAGTACGTCCTTAAGGTCTGTAAGTCTCCTAACTGCCCGAAAGCCTGTGACTGTAACTTAAGGTCGGTCTGGTTCCACATTGCCTCACGGTTAGCCATTAACGTAGAAGTGGGATCTGTCTCAAAGATAAATTCGTCATCCCAATAAAATTCACCGTTCTTATCTATCTTTAAGAAGTCATAACGGTTTAATTCGTCATGGGCGGGGTTTCCGTTCCCGTCCTCGGAAATGATCTCGGTATCATCATCAGCATACGCAAGCCAAAACTTGAACATTATCTTGTAAAGCTCTGAATAGGCTGCGTTCTTCTGTACCCTCTTGGACTCCAAACGTCCGGCTGCCTGGTTTATTGCGTACTGTTTTGCAGTACCACTTGTGGCAGAAGCATCATATTTGCCCTGGTATGAATCGGTTATACCTAAAACTGACTTCGCCCATTGATAGTTGACTTCCAAATAATTCTCGTCATACTGCACATTAGGTTGAAGATTGATAACGTCAATTAGGCCTTTCTGCGCTGCGTTTTCCAGTCTGATAATCTTAAGTTCCTTATCGGACTTCTCTACGTCCACTCCACGGGGTAATGTGACGTAACTACCACCCTTAAGAAGTTTCTCATTGATCTTCGTGCCTAACTTCTTTATTGCGTCCTGTTGGTCGATTATCACGGCAACATCAGACGTACCTAAAAAGTTATCTTCCTCTGATACGTTCCGTCTGATGACTACCGGGAAACAGTTAGGCTTATAGTAAGGTATCTTCTTCTGTACCTTCTTGACGGTGATCTGCGGCTCTCCCATTTCGTTTAATACGGGATTGCCTTCTTCATCAAACATGGGTTCCTGTTCAAGTTCAAAGGGATCTACTTTTGTGGGGTTTCCACCGTCAACACGTACTTCTATCGTGTTTATAATATCCTCATAATCGTCTGCCTGCTTCTTGACTTTGGTACTTCCACACTCCGGACATTTACCATTTACCATTAAGGCACCACATTTGGCGCAATGGTCGAAATATCTTGCCTGGTAGTCCTCTAAATCAAGTAATTCGTATATGTCACACCACGCATACACCCCTATGCCGTCATCCTTGTTCCGATAGTAGGCAGTTGAGACAGTAACTAACTGATCGTTGCTATGGCTTCCTTCGGTGTCAAGGTAGAAATCCTCGTTGTCGTTCTCTGCTTCTTCTACGTCAACGCCGTAAATCCTTTTAACGGTCTGCTTGGTGTACATTTCCTGTATGAAGAAATAGTCCATATTATCAAAAAAGCTAACTCCCGGTTGAGGAATCAGCTTTTTAGGGTGGATCTCGGTGATTTTTACGTCTCCTATGGACGAATGAAGGCCTGCTTTCGTATCCCACTGAACATGAAAGAAGTCTGCCCCCTGAACCGGAACGACTCTCTCCATGTAGTCGTTTATCTGCTCTAAATTACAAGTTTTTACCTTGTTTTCAAGCATTTTTTCTATCTTTTTAGCCAGTTCGTCGTCGTCTGCGTGAATGGCTCTGACTTTTGGCATGGGAATTGATGAATCCACCTGACTTTCAATCAATTCATAGACTATATTTCTTATGTTTGATGCTAATTTTGTCGGTACTGCGCCGGAATTGGGGTCTGCCTGCACGTTTCTGTCACCATGATAGTAACCTGCGTACTTCTTCATGGTGTTTCTACGGTCGTTATAAGTGTTCTTTGCGTCCTCTAAACGGCCTTTCCACATTTTTAATTTTTTGTTTTGGTTCGTGTTTATGTTTTTCATCTTTTTTTTGAACCTTCCCCAAAAACTCATACCGGTTCACCCCATTTTTGGATCAGTAAAGCTCTATCGCTCTCGGAAGCGTTGTCGTAATCCTCCCATTGATCGGTTCTCCACCGTTTTATGGGTGTGACTTTGGAATCTTCCGCTGATAAAGTCCAGTAAATAGCAAAATACCTCACTGCATCTACGCTATGCGTGAGATCGTGAGGTGTATTGGCGTAAATATTAGGTTTTTTCTCGTCATGCTGTATCTTTTTCAGACATTTAAGCAAATTTGGCGCACAATTCCGTAAAATCGTTAGTTTTGATTTTCCGTCTCCATGCGCTAAATACTCTTTAAGGGCTGAACACCCTGCCGCAACGTCATTATTTACCTTTGTTAGGGTAATTCCTGCTTCCTGAAACAGTATCGCCCTTGATTTTCCTGTTTCCTGTGACCTGTTCCACAAATCAGGGGGTGCAAGATACTGAACAACTTGTGAGATAGTTCCGTTTCTTATCAGACCTTGGGTGATAGAAATAATCGTGTCTGCCGCCGCTCCGATTATTAAATTACTCTCACAATGTTCGTAAATTATCTGTGCGTTGCCTAATGAATCACGGTTTATCCAATACGCAGCTAACATATCTAAACCATAATCCATTACAAAATACGTATACAGACTTCCCTTTAGTGGTTCTTCTGTTAATATCGACTCGTCCGTGACTTCCGGGAAGAACGCACCACCAGGAACCGTCAAGGCCTCTTCTATCGTGGCAGGGTATTCTGCCTGCATGGTATCGCCTAAAACTTTTTTTGTCTCCCGATACCATTTTTCATCCCTCTTGGGATCTGCATACCAGGGAATGAAAATCTTATAAAAGTCGTTATCCCCTGTGAACAACTCTTCAAACAGGCTTCCCCTTTTGATCGTTGAAACCCCTATTACCTGACCGCTTAACGGTCTATTTATGACAGGGTATGCACTCGACCAAATCTGTCTGTCGAATTGCTGAAAAGCCCACTCGTCAAATATCAATAAGTCTGCCGTGAATGAACGGGCTGCGTTTTCATTACTCGCAAAACACCGAAAAACCGACATGCTCTTATCCGGAAAGTGAATTGTCAATGTTAAGGCTGTGTTCTCAAACCACGCATCACCCCAACCCGTAGGAAGATTATTCTTCTCCGCTACTAATTCGGGCATATTCCTTAAAATTACCGCCGCCCTTCGTATAAGCTCCATTGCCTCGTTCTCTGAACGTGACAACCCGATTACACTTCGTCCGGTATG